CCTACAGAAGCCTGTTAGGAAGACCAGCCACAAGTATAAGCCTTACCAACTTCCGCAGCTACGCCCGCAACAGGGGAACCGCCGGACTTAACGGCAAGGGTTGGAACTGCGACCTTTACGAAGCAGCCGTTAATACCTATTGGCTCTACGTGATTGAGTACGCTAACCTTAATTGCCAAGCCCCGTTTACGTCAGAGCTGACCGAACAGGGCTACCACAAAGGAGGGTTAGGCGACGGCGTTACGACGCTTAACAGCACGAAGTGGAACAACTTTAACGGCTATAACCCGTTTGTGCCATGCGGAATTACCAACAGCTTAGGCAACAGGACGGGCGTAGTAGATTACACCATGCCCGTTGAGTACGACGCTAACCAGCTTACCGTACACGTACCAAGCTACAGAGGTATAGAAAACCCGTTCGGCCACGTTTGGAGCTGGACGGACGGCCTGCACGTACAGGCGCAGAGTAACGATGACGGAGGAAAGCACGTATTCTACAGGGCAGAAGATGACAACCCGGCCAACTTCCAAGATAGCAACTATAACGGCTACGAAGTCCGGGGAGAGCTGCCGAGAAGTGACGGCTACGTTAAGCAGCTTGTTTGCGGAGAGTACGGCGACATCATGCCGCTAAAGGTTGGAGGAAGCGCGACTACCTATATTTGCGACTACTTCTATCAGAACATACCAGCCAGCGGCGTAGCATTAAGGGGCGTGTCTTTCGGCGGTGATGCGAATTCCGGCGCGCGTGCCGGGCTTGCGTTTGCGGCTACGCATAACGCCCCCTCGTATGCGTATACGTATATCGGTTCCCGCCTTTGCTTTATCCCCGCCGCGTAACGTCACGAAACGACCAAAAGCGAAGACACGTTCAACGCCCCAGCCGCCGCGCCATAATTGGCGGCTGGGGTTCATAAGAAAACCAAGAATAAATAAGTTCAAGAAAGCATGGACAACGAGCAGAACAGAAACCAGCAGGAAGACGATGGTAGCCTGTCTTTCCTTAACATTCCGCAGGACGAAGCAAACAAGCACTTCAACTGCAAGGAAACAACCCAGCAGAAACTGACTAACCTCACGTTTTGGGTAGTGGACTTCATAGAAGGGGTAAAGACGAAGTTCGGTAACGAACGCTTCTTAGTGAAGATTAAGTTTGAAGACCCTACGCCCAGCGGACATGACAGGGAAGAAAAGTTCTTCACGAACAGCACCGAAATAAAGTACGTTTTGGGAGAGATTAAGAAACGTAACAAGTTCCCGCGAAAGGCCACCATGAGAGCCAGCGGAACGCGCTACTACTTAGAATAAAGATTTAACGGCTGTTTGTTCTTAGGGCGTGTATTTCGGCGGTAATGCGAATAACAGCGCGAATGCCGGGCTTGCGTATGCGAATACGAATAACACCCCCTCGAATACGAATACGAATATCGGTTCCCGCAATTACTGAATAAACAATATACAAGAGCAAAGGCCGCGCCCTTCAAGGCGAAAGAATAGTAACTATTAACGGGCTTTGGTAGGGGAAACCCGAAGAAGACCACTTAATCAGCAAAGGACAGCATGAAGCGAGTAAACAACCTATACGACCAAATTATAAGTCTTGAGAACTTGCGCCTTGCGGACGACAAAGCCCGTAAGGGTAAGCTGAAGACCTACGGCGTTAAGCTTCACGACCGCAACCGGGAAGCTAACCTGCTGGCCTTGCACGAAGCCCTAAAAGCGGGAACGTACAGGACTTCGGAATACAACACATTCACGATTTACGAGCCGAAGGAGCGGATAATATTCCGGCTTCCGTACTACCCGGACAGGATAGTACACCATGCCGTTATGAACGTCTTAGAACCTATATGGCTTTCGGTATTCACGGCAGACACCTACAGCTGTATAAAGAAAAGAGGTATTCACGCGGCAGCGAAGAAACTTAGGCGAGTAATAGACAAAGATAAGCCCGGCTGCGCTTATTGCCTAAAGATTGATATTAGGAAGTTCTACCCTTCCGTAAACCACGACGTTTTGAAGGCTATAGTACGAAGGAAGATAAAGGACACACGGCTACTGCATCTTCTGGACGAGATTATAGACAGCGCGGAGGGTTTGCCGATTGGTAACTACCTTAGTCAGTATTTGGCGAACCTCGTACTTACCTACTTCGACCATTGGGTTAAGGAAGTGAAGCGGGTTAGGTACTACTTCCGTTACGCAGACGATATCGTAGTATTACACAGCCAAAAGGAGCCGTTACGCACCCTGCTTGCAGAGTTTGAAACCTACTTAGCCGTAAACGTAAAGCTGGAGGTTAAGGACAATAAGCAGATTTTCCCGGTAGCGAAAGACCACCGGGATAAGCACGGGCGAGGTATAGACTTCTTAGGCTTTGTATTCTACCTTAACGAGACACGGCTGAGAAAGCGTATTAAGCGGAACCTTTGCCGGAAGTGTGCCAAGCTCCTGAAGCGGAAGAACCCGCTAACGCCCGAAGCCTTCAAGCAGGCCGTAGCGTCATGGTGGGGATGGTGTAAGTACAGCGACAGCAGCCATTTTATAAGTAAGTTAAACATTAAATTAGCACCGAATTATGAAATCAAGTTCTGACATTCGCCCGGCTATTATTGAGCCGCTGGGCAACGGCGCATATTACTACAACTACAACGTAGTAGAGCGCAAGGAGACCGACCCCGAAACGGGAGAGGAAAAGACGGTTTACGACTATGACCAGGTAAAGGTATGGGATAAGCCCACCTACGAAAAGCTGGTTAAGACCGTCATCCGCGAGGAAATCGACGAGACGAAGGAATTTAGCTACGTGAACGACTACAACGCAGCCGTACTCGGCATCATCAGCGACGAAGCAAAGAAGGCCGAAGCCGTGAAGTCCTATAAGGAGTATTTGCAGTTTGTCGTAGACGTGAAGGCTATGGTTAAGCGAGACCTCGAAAACGCCGACTATTAAGGAAGGAGGTAGCCGTTATGATTGAGTTCGTAAAAAACTTCTTTGAAGGGGTTTTCGGGTACGGTTCCCGAATAGCCCTGTTCCTTATTGGCGCACTTTGGGGATTGATTGAGCCTACCATCCCCTTCGCCGGGATTTGCCTTTTTGCCATTCTGATAGACTGCCTTACGGCGTGGAGATTGGGAAGGCGCGTAAAGAAGCTTAACCCAAAGGCGAAGACGGATGACTACAAGTTTAGGAGCAACTACGCCCGGCGTATGTTCTACACGCTTTGCGTAGTCTATTCTTGCACCGTCTTAGGCTGGCTTATTGATACTCACATGTTCCCGTTTGCCGACCTTTACTTAGCCAGCTTCATAAGCGGAGGGTTCTGTTTGGTTCAGCTTCTTAGTATTCTTGAAAACGAGAGCAGCTGCAACGAAGCAGGCTGGGCTAAAGTCCTACAGAAAGTTTTGGTAAACAAGGCAGCACGTCACTTAGACATCGACCCGGAAGACCTGCAGCCAAAGAAAGGAGGTAGGTATGGCAGACGTTAGCGTATTAGCCCCCTTTATTCTTAGCTGGGAAGGCGGCTACGCAAACCACCCAAACGACCCCGGCGGCGCGACGAACAAGGGCGTAACCATTGCCACATGGAAGGCACAGGGCTACGACAAAGACGGCGACGGCGATATAGACGTAGCAGACCTAAAGCTGCTTACCGACGATGACGTAGTTAAGGTAGTTTTGAAGCCCCATTTTTGGAACAGGTGGAAGGCCGACCAAATTAGGAGCCAAAGCGTAGCCAATATTTGCGTAGATTGGGTATGGGGTTCCGGGAAGTACGGGATTACCAACGTACAGAAACTGCTGGGCGTTACTACGGACGGCATCGTAGGAGCCAAGACGATAGCAGCCCTTAACGCACGGGAACCACGCCAGCTTTTCGCGGCCATCAAGAAAGCAAGGGTTCAGTATATAGAAGCCCTTTGCAGAAGGCGCAAAAGCTCGGCGGTATTCAAGGCCGGATGGCTGCGCCGTCTTAACAGCATTAACTACGGAAGCCTTACCCTTAACACGGCAAGGAATAACGTACTAAAATTCGCAGACGTATGAAGAAGGTATTATTTGCTTTGCTTCTTACCGTCATTCTTTGCGGACTGCCCGGCTGCTCTTCCAGCCGGGTAGCCGTGAAGACGGAAACAGAGAAGCAGACCCGGCAGACGGTAGCAGCCGACACCA